TTGCAGCATGACGCCTTGCTGGGTGACGTTGAACAGCTCCTGGGCCACGGCCTCGGCGTCGTCAAAGTCTTTGACTCGCAGCTCGGCTTTCGCCTTGCCGTAGCCATCCAGTTTGGCTTGCCAGGCTTTCTGCTGATTCATAACTTCAGCTTCTTGCTTGGCGTTGGCTTCGTCGGCTTTGCGCTTTCGCTCAAACCAATTGGCCAGTGCTTCCTCAAACTTGTCGGCGTCGTAATCGTGATCTTCCAACTTAGGCTTTGCCCCCAGCACGACCGGCTTGGTCTCAGTCTGTGCGGTGGTTTGCAACTTGGTTTGGAGTTCGCGGTTTTGGCGCTGGAGTTCTCGGTTCGTCTTGCGTAGTTCTCGGACCCATTCGGGTGCGTGTGCTGGTTCTTCGGGAGGCGGCGCTTCCTCACCAATGGAGACTACAACCTCGTCGGATTCGGCCTCGTCATCTTGGGCTTGGGCCTGCTCACCGTCGGCTTGCGCCTCGGGCTGCTCGGTGGCCTCGTCCTCGATGACTGCGGTGTCGTCGTTCGTGGTGTCGTCGTCCTGTTCTGCCTGTGTGTTCATCGTTGACCCTGTGAAACTCACCCATTAAAACGGCTGGGTGGAAACCGTATGTGTGCAATTGTCACCCAATTGTGGGCTGATTGACAACTGGCTGTGTTTGTTGTTGGACAAAGCCGCCGATTTGTTCCGCCAGGTTCAGTGCGTGGTCTTGAGAATCCATGTCCACGTTGCTGAGGGTTTCGACGGTTTTGGCCCGGCTGAGTTCTGCGTCTGCGATGGTTTTGACGGTGGTGGCTCGGGCCTGGGCTGCTTTGGCTGTGGCTTCCTCGGCTGCGGCCTGCAAGTACATCGCGTTGGGGTCTTGCGGCTGGCCTTGCATCTCGGCCATGAGTTCTTGGGCCTCGTCGTCGGTAGGCTTGACCACGCCCATGCGCAGGAGCTTCTTGCGGAAGTAGGCATTGGCGTCGCTGATGCCCTCGCCTTCCATGTTCATCATGGCCATGGCCGTGATCACTTGCTGGGTCTCTGGATCTGCTGTGATCTGGAGCATCCCGGTCAGGGCGCGGACTGTGGCCTCGCGCTTGCTGGTGCTGGATGGGCCGACCTCGGCAACGACGTCAAAGGTGGCCGCGCTGAGGTCGTTTTCCATGACGACTTCGCCAGTCTGCTGGTCGATGCTGGGCTGCATGAGCTCAACCATACCGGCTTGGCCATCTGGAGCGATGGTTTTCATCTTGCGCTTGTCTTCGATGTAGACCTCTTTGGCCATGGAGAGCCAGATCTCGCCGCAGCGCTTCATGCCCTTGGCGAAGTTGCTCATGTAGATGAAGGCCTGCATGTCCACCCGAGTCTGGATCATCTCCACGGCTTTGCCTGACATTCCGCTGACCATCTTGTCGGCCCCGGCTGGGTTGCCCAGGATGTCTTGCATGTCGGTCTCGGTGATTTGCAAGAGCGCGGCCATGGCCGGTGGGATGTTGGGGGCGCGGGTGTAAGCCACCGGGCCGCTGACCGCCTGGTTGCCGTTCTGGTCGGTGATCGGGTTGATGAGCAGATACGGGTAGTCTTTGAGGTTGTCCTCTGACCACATGACCTGGTGGCCTGCGACCTGCTCGGGGGTCAGGATGGGCTTTTCCACCGATGACAGTGCGCTGATCTCGCCCAGCTTGGAGAGCTGCATATTCTTGAGGCGCTGGGCGTCTTTGGCCAGACGAACGTGGCCCATGCAGCGCTCGATGTTGTCGACAAACCAGCGCTTGCCGTACACGACCACGATGGGAATGCACTTGCCTGCGATGTAGCCTGCATCCTCCAAGACCCTGCCGCCGGACATGATGTATTTGCGCACGCGCTTGCGCTTGACTCGCTTCTGGCGGATCTCGACCGTGCCGATGGCCGCGAGGGTTTCTTCCAAGGTCTCATCGTTGGCAAAGTCTTGCTGGGTGTAGCGCTCTTCTTCGCCTGCGATGTTCTGGAAGATGCGGATGGTCTCGGTCTTTTCCTCGACCTTGTAGTACTCAGCGACATACACGACGTCAGGGGTGCACCAGTCAAATTCGTACTGGTGGATGATCTTGGGCCAGTCGGTTGGGTCGTCGCCCCAGGTGTCTTTGTAAGCCTGGCGGGTCATGCTGGTGACGACGTAGCAATACTTGGCGTCGGACTTGTCCTGGCGCTTGGCCCCGAGGTCGAAGAACACCGAGCTGTCAGCGTCGAAGATGGGCTCGATCCTGATGCGTTGGCGGTCGTCCTCGTCGTTCTCCTCGTCTTCGTAGACTGTGCGCAAACGCCATGCGCCGATGCCGCCGCCGACTGCTTCCTCGAAGGCGTTGTCGTAGGCCTCATCTGCGACGGATGCCTGCTCGTCTGCACGATACAGACCGTCACAAACCTCGGCCAGCTTGTCGTTTTCCTGGCCATCCTTGGACACGTAGTCCACCGTGATGCGGTTGTTGCGGTACTCGTTGATGATGCGAATCACCGAGAGCATGATCTTGTTGACCTCGAACTTGGGCTTGTTCTCGTACAAGTCCCAGAGTGGGCCTTCCCACTGGCTGCCTGCCAGGGAGTAAAAGCGCCGGTCTTGGAGGCATTGCAGGCGCTCGTCGCGGAGGGCTGTTTGTACGTCATCAAACTGCGCCAGGGCTTCTGAGTGCAGGTTGGCAAGGCGTTGGTCGTTGCTCATTCGGGCCATGGGGATTTCCTCAATTTGTGCGATTGTCTCACCACTTCTTCACATTGGCGATAGGGGTGAAGGTAGCGGGTTTGGATGCACCGGCCCGGCGGACTGCTTCGCAGGCGTAGCGCAAGGCATCGATCACGTGGTTTTTCTTGTCCTCCAGGACTGGCAGGATCTTGCCCGTGAGGGGGTCGGTCTTGTAGCTGTAGAGGGTGAGCTCGTCGATGGTGTGGATGCAGCGGGGGTGGACAACGATGTCGTAGTTCTTGAGAAACTCGATGCCTTCCTCCACTGATCTTGGCCCTTTGACTGCGGTCATGATCTTGGGGAAGCCGTTGCGCTTCATGTGGCTGATGGTCTCTGGCCTGGCGGAGTCGGCCACGATGGGCCATTTCTCGGCCTCGGGCACGGTCATAAATAGTTCTGGGGTGTTCACGATCTCGCAGCCGACCATGTAGGCCTCGTAATCGATGTAGAGGGTGCGGCCAATGATGTGGCAGCGCACCAAGGTAGTGGGGTCGATGGAGAAACCCCAGTCGGCGCCGAGCCGGTGGATGGCGTCTGGTGGTGCGTCGAAGTCCTCGACCCGCCAGTTCTTGAACACACGGGTGTTGCTGTTGGTCAGGTAGCCGCCCATCCAGACGTGCTGGTATTTGTCTGGATCGCGCCTCTTGTCGTATTCCATTTCGTCTTTGAGGACGCTGGGAAACCACGGATTGTCGGTGAAGTTGACCTTCAAGACCTGGGCGTCTTTGGGTGGCGTTGGGCCACGGAGCAGGTGGTCGACCGGGTCGGAGTGCAGGCGCGGGTTCCAGGTAAACCAGAGCTCGGACTCGGGCTTTCGTATAGTTGGCCGGAGCAGGTCGAGGCTGGTTTGGCTGAGGCTTTGTGCTTCCTCGACCCAGGCGCAGTCGTAGCCCTCCAGCGACTTGATGCTGTCGGCGGTGTGGTTTTGCATACCCTGGAAGATGATCGCCCCGTCGCCTTTGCGAGACTTGATGACGGCATCCTGCACCTCGAAGTAAGCCCCGGCATTCATGGCCTCGATCTTGGTTTCGAGCAGGCGCTTGACGGACTGGTTCAGCGACTTCTGGATCTCGCGCACGCAAACCGAGCGCCGCTTCTGGTCCATGATATGAGCCTCGATCATGAGCTCGGCAAACATGTGGGATTTGCCGGAGCCTCGGCCACCCCATGCGCCTTTGTAGCGGCTGGGGTCCAGAAGGGGCAAGGCCCATTCTGGGGTGGGGAGTTGCAAGACCTTACCCATTCTTGACGATCACCCGTTCGATCTTGGCGAACTCCAAGGGAGCGCCGTCGGCCCCGGTGAGTTCGTGCTTCTGAGTTTCTGCCCAGCGCATTTGAGTCTTGCTCCACCAGATGGCCGCAGTGGTGTCGCCTGCCATAACCTTCTGAAATAGGGTTTTCCCCACCTGGGCGTTGGCTTTGGCTTTGCCTGATTGCAGCTCGGTGGCGAAGTGCTTGCGCAGGGTATCGGTGTCGATGCCCTCGCGGATCAGGACTGCGATCTGCTCGATTGGGAGGCCGTAGCCGCTGAGGGCTTCGACCTGTTTGCGCTCTGGATCTGTGGGCTCGAAGGCCTTGCGGCCTGAGCCTTCCCGAGCGCCGCCGTGGGTCTGTTGCTTTTTTACAACCGATTTTTCAAGTTTTGCCATGGTCACATCTCCTGGACTGTGTTGGTGTAGCGGGACAAGAGCCTGGGCTTGCGATGCTGCTCGTCGAGGATCATGGGGACTGCGTGAGTCCATGATATTGAATGATGGATTCTCCGATCATCACGACCCATTTCGGCAATGCTGACGCATGAAGGAGCGTAGAGAACGCTGTAAAAACTCTTGACGTAGGTTCCGAGGTCGAGGTAGATCTCGGTCAAGCCGCCAGCGTTTGCTTGAGTTTCCTTCTGCCAAAGGCGAAGCCTCGGGACGGTCACAAAAAGATGGCCACGGCGACCCCATTCGACGTACATGTTGACGTCCTCGTTGATGCGCCCCATGAACTTGACGGGCCGGTCAACTCGAAACAAAAAGGAGTTCATGACCTTGCGGCTGAATTTCCCCTTCTTGATGTGCTTGACGAAAGTGCCTTCGCCGCCACCGATGAAGTCGCCGCCCTGGGACATGGCCACGGAGTGTGCGCCGGATTCGTCCATGAAGTCGCAGAGGGCAAAGAGGAGGTCATCGAGCTTCTTGGTGTAGATGTCTTTCGTGATGTATTCGTCGTCGTTGTCTGTGGCATAGCCAAAATAACTGTAATCGTCATCAAGCTGCCAGAAGTGGGTGAGCCCGAGATCGGCTGCAATCTTGAAGTTTTGATTGCGAGCGTAGACGACGCTGTTGCGCTTCTTGAGGTTGTCGCCGCTGTCGGTGTTGTCGATGGCCTCTTGCTTGTTGAAAACGATCACGGAGTCGAGGCCGTAGAGCGCCAGGTATTGCTTGATCTGTTTGTCCTCGTCATCGCAGACGAGGTAGATCTCACCGGTGTATCCGTGTTTGCGGAGGGCTTCGTAGGTGTAGACGCAGTTCGCCCTGCCGTGAGTGAGGATGAAAACTGCGAAGCGCCGTTCTTCGGTGGTCATTGGTCGCCGCCCTTCTCGCTGGCGTAGATCTTCCCCATGGCCTGGGAGAGCTTGACGTAACCGCCCGAGATGGCTTTGTCGAAGTCGATGATGACGAGGGCGCTTTCTTCCATGAGCTGCTGCGTGTCTGGGTCTGCGTGGGCGTAGAACTCTGCGATCTGCTCAAAGTCGAAGCGGATGTGCCTGGTGGCCGCCAGCAACAAAAACTCTTTGACCTCTGGCGCCAGGTCGTTGTTTTGGTGGATCTGGGCTGTCAGCTGGGTGTACTTGGCCGGATCGTAGAGGGCTGCTGTAGGTGGGCAGTCGCCGGTGGGTTGGTAGATGGGAGCGTCGATCTTCTTGGTGTATTTGCTGGTGTCGGCATCATCGTCTGGGTCTTTTGGCATGAGGGCTGCGATTTCGTCTTTGCTGAAACCGATCAAGTCCATGCCGAAGCCGAGGCCTTGCAGCTCTGTGAGCTCGAGCGCGAGCATTTGCTCATCCCAGCCTGCGTTCATGGCCAGCTTGTTGTCGGCAATGACGTAGGCGCGTTTCTTGGCATCGCTCCAGCCTTTGGCCACCATGACAGGGACTTCGGTCATCTTTAGGCGTTGGGCTGCGAGGGTGCGACCGTGGCCGGCAATGATGCTGCCGTCCTCATCCACCAGAACAGGGGTGGTCCAGCCCCACTCTTTGATGCTGGCTGCCAGCTGGCTGATCTGTTCGTCGGAGTGGGTGCGGCTGTTGCGTGCGTAGGGCGTGAGTTTGTCGATGCTCCAGCGTTCAACCTTGTCAGCGGGATTGTGGGTTTTTGTGGTCATGCTGCATTGTCCTTCATGTTTTGGATTCGCGCCAGCTTCATGGCATCTTTGAGGTCGAGGCGGAGTTGCTCGTTTGCTGCCTGCTCGTCTTGAAGTCTGATGTAGACCTCGGTGGCGAACTTGGCCAAGGTGTCGTGTTGCCAGGTTGCAAAGTTGGGGGTTTCTCTTTGTTTGGTCATTTGAATCTGCCTGTGGATAACTTTTTTGATGGTTGGCTGGGTTGGTTGGTGTCAGTTCGCGCTGCATCGGTCGGTAACAGGTAACCCCATCTAAAGATGGGGGTTACCGAAAGTTACCGAAAACCGCTGTTTTTGCCCCTGGTAACAATTACGTTTTTTTACGTTACAGTTACCAGTTACCGCAATACTGCCTGTGGATAACTTGTGGATAACTTTGCTCATGGCATTGATTTCCGGATCAGCATTGCGCTGGCCTGAACTTGGTCGATGACGATCCAGCCATGTTCAAAGGCCTCGATGATTTGTGCTGTGAGCAGGTCTGCGATGGGTTTTCCTGGCACGCTTGGCTTGATGTATTGCTTGGCTGAGGCTTCGCTGACGTCCAGCTTTTGCACGAAATAGTCCATGATGGCCGACCGGCTGATATAGGGTAAACCATTACGTTCTTCAGCACCTGATGACCACCAAGCGTTTTCAAAGGTCTTGCGATGGGTGTCCAGCTTGCTGTCTTTTCTGTCGGCTTTGACTGGTGCTGAGGCCTCCACAACCACGGCGCTTGTTACTTGCTGGTCATCCTCATCGCGCCAGCCTAAGATCTCGACTGTGTGAAGTTCCACGAAAACGGTCTCGGCAAGTTCTGCGTCTTTGGACTTGCGCTGGACGATTTGCATGGGCTGGTCGTCTTTGCCTGGGATGATGCTGATCTCGATGTCGAGAGCGCCGCGCCATGCTGATGATCCCCTGGCCCTGTGCTGGGCTTCGTCTGACACGCCGGTGTGGTGCACCAAGATCACTGAGCAGTTGAATTCCATCATAAGGGCGTTGCAGGCATCCAGCATGGTCTTGGCATCTTGGGCTGAGTTCTCATCGCCTTGAAGGAAGCGGTGCAGGGTATCGACCACGATGACGCTGGGGCGCTCTTGGAGAATCCTGACCTGCTCGACCACCTTGAGGTAGCCGGTGGGGGTGTTGAGATCGCAGCCGTCTTTGGAGAGCCACATCTTGAGCTTGCCTGCTTGATGGTGGTGCTTCCAGGCTGCGACCCTGCCACGCAGACCGTGATGGCCTTCGCCTGCGAGATACACCACATTGCCTGGCCTGACCTTGTGGCCTGACCAGTCCTCGATGCCACTGGCCATCCTGAGACACCAGTCCAACACGACAAAGGTCTTGCCGCCGCCGCTGGGCCCATGGACCATGACCAAGGCCTGGGACTGAATCCACTTCTTGACCAGCCAGCTGATGGGGGAGGGCTGGGAGCAGAAGTCATCCGCCGGGATGAGCCAGTCATCATGGGAGGGCATGAGGAGGCTGGCCAAGTCGTGCCCTGCTTGGGCGTAGTCGTTGGCGTCCATGCCCTCGATGGGTGGGATGACGACTTTGGCCCCGTATTTTGCGCTGGCCTGGTCTGCGTAGCGCTGGCCGACGCCGTGTTTGTCATGGTCTGCCACGATAACGATGTCCTGATTTTCACCGTACATCTCGCGCAGGCTGGCTGTGACTGGCACTAAGCTGCTGGCGCTGTAGGCCACGATGCAAGGGCGGCTGGTGGTTTCGTAAATTGTCGCAGCTGTGGCAAAGCCTTCTGCCACATAGAGCGTGCCTGGTTCGTCCATTGTGCCGACCATCCAGAATTTGCCGCCTGATTTTCCGCCTGGGTGGTAGAGCTTGCCACCGTCCTCGTCAATGTATTGCAGGGTGCTGAGTTTGCCCTCTTGATCGTAGAGGGGGACCATCAAGCGCCCGTCCCCGGTGATGCGCACGCCATGGGTCTGGATGCCTTTGCGCTTAAGGTAGGGATGATCGGGGTGAGCTGCGCCGCCACTGAGCCAGATCTTCTCAACTGTCTCGCTGGCGACTTGGTGCTGGCGCTCTTGTGCAGCTTCGCGCAAGACCTTGGACTCATTGATGCGCCTTGCGTGGGCCATCTCTTCAAACTCTGTGAGCTTGCGGCCAACGTCTGCACGCCATGTGACTTCCATGCCCATGCGCCAGCAACCAAACCGGCCTGCTGGGATGCCATCCCCAAAAACCAGATACCAGCCTGGCTTGTCGATGCCTGGCGTTCCCTTGGTTCCTGACTTGAAGCGGTGGATCTTGCCGTCCATCAGGATCTCGTCTGGTGGTTCTAGGCCTGCTGCACGCATTGCATCAATGAGCTGTGCTTCTGGTGGTGCAACCAGTTTCTCTGGTGGTGGTGCCCATGGGCCGCCGAGGACTTTGGAGAGGTCAGCCATTGACTGTTGCCTCCTGCCTGCTCAGGTAATCGCTCAGGGCTTTGACCGTCTCATAGAGGGGTTTGGATTCCTCTTGCATGAAGCGGTAGACCGTGGCCGGATGCACGCCTGCATTTTCAGCCACCCTCTTGAGATTGGCATCTTCCAGCCTTTTCTTGATTTGCTCAACAGTCATCATAATTTGCACCTCTGTAAAAATATTTGCGGGAGTGCTTGAACTATACCCGATTTTGTGTTTACAATGCAAGCACACCACAAACAGATTCCCTGACAGTGGTGCAAACAAGAAGGAGAGCCAATCATGGCGATCAATTTGAAGACGACCGGAGGCTTGACAGCCAATGGTGTGAAGTTGTTGGTTTATGGGCAGGCTGGGGCTGGCAAGACAACGCTGGTCAAGACTTTGCCGAATGTGGTGGTGCTGAGTGCTGAGGGTGGTTTGTTGTCCATTCAGGACGCTGATCTGCCCTACATTGAGATCGCCAGCATGGATGATCTGCGCGAGGCTTATTCCTGGCTGACTTCCAGCGAAGAAGCTGGCGGATTCCAGTCGGTGGCCCTGGACTCGATCAGCGAGATTGCTGAGGTATGCCTGAACACTGAGAAGAAGGCAAACAAAGATCCTCGGGCCGCCTATGGTGCGATGCAGGAGCAGATGGCCGACATCATCCGCGCCTTCCGTGACCTGCCTGGCAAGCATGTTTACATGAGCGCGAAGCTGGAAAAGACGCAGGACGAGATGGGCCGTGTGCTGTATTCGCCCTCTATGCCTGGCAATAAGACTGGCCAGGCTTTGCCTTACTTTTTCGATGAGGTGCTGGCCCTGCGGGTCGAGCGCGACGCTGAGGGCGTGACGCAACGAGCCCTGATGTGCGACTCGGATGGCCTGTGGCTGGCCAAGGATCGCTCGGGCAAGCTGTCAGGCTGGGAAGCCCCAGACCTGGGCGCGATCATTGCCAAGATCGGGGGCAAAGCATGATGCAGCCCGACTTGAAAGAACTGTCGCGCCAGTGGATGGTGCACAAGGCTGACGAGGAAAAGGCAACCGGCGAGCGCCGCAAGATCGAGGACCAGATTGTCAAGCTGTTGGCTGTGGCCGAGAACTTCGAGGGCACTGAGACTGCGGAGCCAGAGGGCTTTGTGGTGAAGATCTCTGGCCGCATTGATCGCAAGGTCGATGGCGACAAGGTGCAGGAGCTGGCCGCCGAGTTTGGTTTGACAGACCACTTGGCCAAGCTGTTCCGCTGGAAGCCCGAACTGAACATGGCGATCTGGAAGGCAACAGACGCGACGATTACTGGGCCTTTGGCCGGTGCAATTACGGCCAAGCCTGGCCGCCCATCTTTCAAAATCATCCCCAAGGAGTAAATATCATGGCATTTCTCAACGAAGCATTTGACGTCAACGAACTGCCCCAGGGCACTGGTGGAAACTTTGACCCGCTGCCAGCTGGTTGGTACACGGTGACGATCACGCAGGCTGAGCTGAAGGACACCAAGGCAGGCAATGGCCAGTACATCAAGCTGCGCTACGACGTGACGGGCCCGACCCATCAAGGCCGTGTGGTGTTTGGCAACCTGAACATCAAAAACCCGAACCAGAAGGCCGAGGAGATTGGCCGCCAGCAGCTGGGGGACATCATGCGTGCGATCGGCTTGGCCAAGGTCACGGACACCGACCAGTTGATTGGCAACAGTCTGTCGATCAAGCTGGATGTGAAGAACGACGCGCAGTACGGCGCCAGCAACGAGGTGAAGGGCTTCAAGTCTATGTCTGGAAGTGCTGCACCAGCTGCCGCTGCTGTGCCGCCTTTTGTGAAGCAGGCTGAGGCTGCTCAGGCTGCCACCGCCAAGGCCGCGCCGCCTTGGGCTAAGAAGTAAGCGAAAAAAATGCCCAGGCTGTTGAGGGCCTGGGCAAATTCTCAAAGGAGAAACAATAT